TCAGTTCCTATCTTGTCGTTCTGTTTGTCGATGATAGGTGAAGAAATAAATGTCTCTAAGATTCTCTCGTTATACCACTCTGGTCGATAGACCTGCCACTTAGTATCTTTAGCATCTGCCACGACCTAAGATTGACTCCGTGTATATAAGTAAGTATAACTTTCCGGAAATGCCTATAAATCGTCTGCATACATTCGTGCAGTAGCACTTATTTCAGCATTTAAATCGCCCACAGCTTCAGCCAATGCTGTACGTAAAAAAGGACGGGGTTGTGCAAATGGTTGGTCTCTCTTCATAGCATTAGAAACTGCCCAAACATTATCTGCAAAGTCGTCAACTTGAAAAGTTTTCTTTGCATTGCCTGTCGGTAAATATCCGCCATATTCAATCATATTAGCTGCAATATGGTCAGACTGTAAACCTATTGAAACTCTATCTCCTTCTGGAGCTGCAAACCCAACAATACTATTTCCAACCGAACCTGTAACAAATCGAACGTTGTCTGGCGGTCCACTATACAATATCTCTATTGCTCGCTCTCTTGCTTCTTCCATGATTGTCTCTCCCGCTTCTTCTAATATCATTTCCCAATTTTCACTTTTCTTAAAAAAGTTAATTGTAGGAAACCATCCACTGTCTTCAAATTCTATGGCCATTATTGATAAGACGCTACTTCTTCAGGAGATGCATCGCCGTACTTTTCTTTCCACTTACGATTTACTTTGTCAGCAACATTCTTTCTCATTAACATTCTCTGATTCTTGTTATACTGCTTCATGTACTCGCCCTTGTTATTCCAAGCCCTATCATGCTCACACTCTTCACAAAGACCATTAGACATCAACCTAACTCGGCTTTCTCCTGCCATACACTTCTTGCAACTCTTCATGGTTTTAATGCTCCTACTTCTGGTTTGTCATCCGTAACTGTTACTTGTGGCTCATCTGGTAATTTCAAATTCCCATCCTTATCCAAAGTTGCCTTGATTCCTAACTTATTTAATACTGTAATTATATTTGCCTTCTGTAACATATTGGCCAAATGTTGTTGCTCGTTCTTTACATTGATATCTGCAAACTTGACCTTCCAAGTTTTAATCCCCATCAACTTCATCAATGGTCTAAGGAATCCCATTTCCAAACATTGTTGGGTTTCTAATACAGTTCTGTCAAAAAGCGATATTTGTTCGCCTTCTGCATTCAATCCACCTACGCCTGCTGTACTTCCTGTAACAATCGGCATAACTCCATACGATGCGTTTATGTCGTTGTTAATGCGCTCCATGTAAGGCAAAGCCATCAACTCATCCATGTTAGGCATAACAGGCACAAACTTAGCCTGACCGCTTCCTGTACCTTCTCCCCTACTACTTATAATAGGAACAAAGTTCGGATTACGTCTTGTCTCTTCTGCAATGTATTCTCCCAACCTGTTAAGACTTTCTTCATCATGGCCTGGAATATCCAAGAAACCCTTAGGTGGCCTCTCTAGTTTGTAAATCTTATTTTGGAAGTTCTCAATGGCGAGCGCTGTTTCGATTTTCTTAGAAAGACCTATAATTGGCGACTGTCCATATAATCTGGCATTCGCACTGTATTTATTGAAATGAATTATCTCATCCCTTGCAAATGGAATCTTGTCTTCATCCTGACCCATGTCATAAAAGTAAGCCATAGGTTCTGCATCAAAACCACCTTCTCCCTTTTCTCCCTTCTCTAAAGGCTTTCTGGTGATTATATCAAAATATTCTTCGTTCTTAAACTTACCATAGTCATCAACTGCAAATCTCATCTGCTTGGCATCCTCTACCCAAAGTTCTTTGACTATCTTACCATCACTGCCCTGAATCCTATCATATACTATACTTACCCAACAATCGTCAAATACTTCTACTTGTCGTATCATTGCTTTAAAAAATTCACTTGCCGTAATGTCTGCATTACCGCCACTTGGGTCTCTAAGAAGAAGCTCTAACATCTTCCTTTCTTCATCATCACCTGCATCTCCAACAGCATGGTATTCCCATCCTTTCGCTACTGATTGTGATGCTATCCTTGTTATAACTGTTCGTAGATGAGAATACCTGTCAGCTAACTGTTCTAAATAATTCTGGTCCACTGGAGGAAGTATGTCTGCCTTAAACGCACGATTAGTTCCTGCCGTACCATACGCAGGAGTCCTTGCATCCTTCAATACACTGGCTGTGTTTTTTTCTATCAAATCCTCTAAAGCGGAACGCTTCCGCACTGGCTTTCGCCCCAACAATCTATCGTACCATGCCAAGTTGTATCGCCTCCAATGTTGTGTTTATCTTCTTAAGCCTTTCCTTTTTCTGAATCACATCTAATGTTTTCTTAAGTCTCCTACTCCAACTCTGTCCAGAATTACCGCCCATCATCTTCCACATAATATATCCCTTACTAGGATTCTTCTTGTCAGCAAAATTCTCAGCAGGTGGGTCTACCTTCTCATGCCTTCTGTAATATGTGTCTATACTTACTGCCGTCTTGTATCCTACGTCCTTCTGATAACGTAATTTCTTGTTAATCCTCTTTGTAACTTTACCGCCACCATAACCGTGCATAGACCTCAAATCTCTACCCTGTAATGCTTCTTTCTTTACACCACGAGGAATCCTGTACCTATCTCGCTTATCGCCCATGATACTCCCGAACATACCTTCTAAGTACTGGTTCCACTAAAACTCCCGTCGGTACATTCTCTGCCTTAGCAATTTCTTTAAGACTGTGTTTTGTCTCATCACTAATTCCATAAATTTCCAACCTCGTTCGCTTTTTCATAGTCTGGTTGGATGTCTCGTATGTGCTTGATGTATATAACCTTTTCTATATATAATCCCAACTAACATATGCAAGGCCCTTCTTGTTCATGCCTTTAATCGCCAACTCACACATCCACAACGCCATCACCGCATCAGGAGTGTGACCCTCTAACCTACCATTCTTTCCATAAATTAACCTCGCCAACCCATCCGTTAACTTTCTAGGACCTGGCCGACTTGCCTCCCTTATTTCTTTTTGCCACGGAATCGAGTATCTCTCCTTCTCAAACTCCAAGGCCAACCCAGGTATGCCCACGTCATGCGAGTGCTTTTCTCGGCCCGTGTTGTGTCCTTCGACTGGTAGGCCCGCCAAATCTGACGCACTATGAACCACAAGCCTCTGATACCCATTCGATTCTATCATTATCGTATCTGGATTAAAACGTTTCGCAAGTTCTCTAACTCTTAACACCTGAGTCTCTAACCAACCACTTCCTTTTGCCATTACCTTGCCTGTCCAACTATACAAGAGCCTACGATGCTCCGTACGCTTATTATAAGCCACAAGAACGTAGCTTGTCTCATCATTCTGACTGTTCATGCCCACAGCCAAGTCAACACCCATTACGACAATTGTATCGTCATCATACTCTGGTAACCCCATATCCAAGTTTTTGTCCAAACATCTCTGAAGTACCTCATAAGGAATAACTGCACTCTCTGGGTCCAATGGATTTAACATATACTCTGACTCAAACGCACGACTTCCCATTGTCTCCTTCTCTTTGTCCAACCGCTCCTGATTCCAATACTCTGGCCAACGCGGACTTCCATCCTCCAACAAAGCAGGATGTCTTACAACATTCCACTCCTTACTTTCTGAAACCCAATCCGTAATATCTCCAACTCTTTTCTGTGTTCCTACCAATAACATCTTAGACTCTGGCAACCTCATCGGCATTACTACTCTCTGAACATAGTGGATTACCTTCTCATCTGTCAAATTTGGAAACTCCTGCAAAACGTCGTCCAAAATTATCATATGAACATGAGGTCCTTCCAATGCTTTACCAATACTTGCACCATGAACTCTACTTCCATTGTTAAATCTCTTAGCACCCTTACGTATTGTCACCTTCCTATCATCTGACTTTTCTAAAAATGTATTCAATCTCCAACTTCGCTTACAAAGTTCTTCAAACTGCTCCAACTTGTCCCAAGCCTGCTCCAATGTCGCTGAAATATACAAAGCCCTGAAGTTCGGCTGCTTATGCATATAATATGCCAGCACACACAAACCCCAAGTCGTCTTCAAGTGACCCCTTGCACAAATTATCGAAGTAAATTCTCCCTTCTGGAAATTATTCTCCCACTGATTGTGCATCTCACCCAAAGGAACGTAAGTCCCAGGCTCCTGCTCCATATAATCTCGCATCACCTCATCTATAAACTCATTCAAACTAAGTGGCTGGTCGTTCATTATCTCCAACGCTCCTGCGATTGCCTGTGAAATGTACTTGCCGTTGTCCATCACTTGTACTTGCGGATAGTTATCACTACCTCTTTAACGTCTTTGTCATGAATTATCAACTTCTCATGCATCTTATGCAAATCCTCTGTCTCTTCTATAACCTTACCATCCTTAATCAGTCTAATGATGGTAACCACTCCTGACCGTCAAACGTAAACACACTAAAATATCCGCGGAAATCAAACCGAGGTATCAAATAACACTTAGCAACCTTCTCATCATTGTCATAATACGTTTCTCCTGCGCCTACCGACCTAAAATCGTTCTCCTTTATCAATTTCTTCAACGCATCCATATCTATTATCCATAAATGATTCTTTCTTAAGTTAGGAAAATAATATGCGAACCAACCTGCCTTCGTCGTCTTAATGCCACTGTCCTTACCTCGACACTTGTACTCAATAGCCATGTTGCCCGTACCACCCTTATCCCAATCTTTCTCAAACAAATCCGTCTTAACCTCGAAAAATACAGGATACTGACGATTATTCTGAAACATTATGTCAAACTTGTTAGTATCGCCATAAGTAATGAACTTCTTGTGCCAAACCGTCTCGACAAAATGCCTAACTGCCTTTTCGCCTAATTGACCATCTGCCAAATCCTTTTCAAAGTTGTTGTTCATAATAACAAGTCCGCCGTAAACTTCTGATTAGCATTCACAACCCGTATCTCCAAAGGATACATATGTTGTTTTTTCATTATAGAATCACTACCCTCTGTATTGACTACCTCGTAAACTATACCCTCGTCAGCATCAATCACATCTGCACGCAATCCACTCGGCTCAAACACCGCCTCTGTGTAAAACTCGTGGCCCCACTCCTTCAACTGCTTGCAAATCGAAAACTTCATGTCAATATGTGCTTT